TTAAAAAAAGTCGTGCCCGGCCCAGACGACCTTGCCGATCACGGCCAGGCTTTCCAGTTGGTTGGCTGGAACGACCTGCAGTGGGTAATCATCGCGATTGTCGCTGATGATGGTGAGCCCGCCATCGAAGTTTTTCTGTAAGCGCTTGGCATAGAGTTCCTCGCCGAGCCGCAACACGAAGATGGATCCATCTTCGATCTGATTCTTGCTGATATCGACCAGGATAGAGTCACCAGAGTGTATGGTGGGCTCCATGCTGTCGCCTTTGGCGAAGACCACCACCAGGTTATCCGGGTTTAACTTGCGAAACGTGAGCCACTTGCGGCGAAAGGCCAGCTTGCGTTTAACCTCGTGATCATCATTAAACGCACCATGGCCGGTACTGACGGTGACATGGTAACCATCGATCAGCGCGTACTCCTCATCAAACACCTCACGTTGCACCATCAGCTCGGCATCTACATCTGGATGCTTGGGGCCTTGACCGGTGGCCAGCCACTCCAGATTCACATTGAACACCCGCGCGATACGCAGTGCCTTGTCGATGGTGGGCAGTGAATTGAAGGGAGGGAAGTATTTACGGATCCCCGATTCACTCATTCCCACCTGTTCGGCGAATGCCTTGTAGCTCCGATTGCCCCGCAGCTCGTCCAGACGAGCGCACAGAGTATCCATTCCCGCCGTCAGAAAAGATACCTCACCGTCTTTTTGTACTGCTTGTAGTTTTTCTTCATAACGCTCTGACATACAAGGAATTCTCGGCTAGTGGCTAATGCTGGTGAGTCGATAGACAAAAAATTCCGCACAAAAAGACTTGTCAATCTTTTTGGGGTGATCAATCATTCATATGTGACGCATTGCGACATAAAATCATTCTTTTATGAATGACAAAGACACGCGCCGCGACACTTGATGATACCGAAACGGGGTGAGTATGTCAGGGAAAACACCAGAGTGGATCAGGGCTGAGCTCATAAAACGCGGATATTCCCAAGCTGCTTGGGCCCGCGCCAAAGGGTTGCACCCCAGAGCAGTGCAGCGCTGCATCAAACACTATGCCCCGGCCATGGGGGTCAGCCCTAAACGGCGAGAAAGCCGCACCATCATGATGCTGCTCTCCGAGTCGCTGGATATCGATCTGCTGGGGGGTGACCAATGAGCACTTGGTACACCGCCCAGGCGCTGGCCGGGCTGGCCGGCATGCCCGCTTACCCCGATGGCGTTCGTAAAAAGGCCGAGCGTGAAGAGTGGCAAAGCCGCAAACGCGAGAAAGGCAAAGGGGTCGAATACCACATCAGCTCGCTGCCGATAGAAACTCGCCGCTACTTGGCAGAGAGAGCCGTGGCCGAGCAAGGTCAAGCAGTGACCGATCACGCTGCTGGCGGCAAGGCGATGGCCAAACTTCTGGCGCGTGAAGTGCCGTTCAAACCGGAGGCTGGTCGCAAGCTGCTGACCTTGGGGGAGGGGGCTCGCAAGAAGGTCGATGCCAGACTGTTGATCCTGCAGGCCGCCGATATCTTCCTGGCTCCCTATTATGCTTGCCAGCAAGGGGAGGTGGGTCGCCGTGCCTTTATTGAGGCATACCGTGCCCGCAGCCTGTCACTTCCTGCAAACGTCTATGACCGGCAAAAACCGTTCAGCCTGATCACTTTGCGCCGCTGGCAGAGTGCGCTGGCTGATGAAGGCCCCGCAGCCTTGGCCGGAAACTATCAGCGAGAGCGGCCATCGACCGTGGAGCAGAGCCCGGATCTGGCCCAATTCCTGACGGCCCTGGTCACAGCCAAGCCACATCTGGCCAACAAGTGGGGCGCTCTGCACGAGCTTGCCAGCCAATACAGCGAGATGAACCAGTTGGGATGGCACATTCCCAGCCAATCCTCTTTGCGTCGCTGGATGGTCAAATGGCTGAGTGACAACAAGGTGGCCTTTACCTATGCCACCAACCCCGATGCCTACAACAACAAATACCGCAGCGCGATCGAGGAGATGTACCCCTGGATGGCACAGCCCAACGACGTGTGGGAGTTCGACAGCACCCCGGTCGATGCCATGTTGGTGGATGGCCGTCACAGCATTATCGCGGTGATCGATGTGTTTACCCGCCGGGTGCGCCTGCTGGTTGCCAAGACCTCATCGAGTGAGGGGATCTGCCTGCTGCTGCGCAAGACCTTGTTGGCCTGGGGCACCCTCAATGATAACGGCGTGATGCGCACCGATAACGGCTCTGACTACGTGAGCCAGCGGGTGATGTCCATCTGCACCCTGCTCGGCATGAACGTCAGCCGCTCCAACGCCTATTCCGGGTGGGAGAAACCGCACATAGAGCGCTTCTTTCGCACCCTGAGCCACGGCCTTATCGAGTTGCTGCCCTCCTATATTGGTCACTGCGTAGCCGACCGGCAGGTGATCGAGGCACGCAAGAGCTTTGCTCAGCGGCTGGAAGAGAGACGCAAACCAGATGCCGAAAAGGAGATCTTCGAACTGGCCATGACGACCTGTGAGCTGCAGAGCTTGCTCGATAACTGGCTTGACGCCCGCTACCACAACCGCAAACACAGTTCTCTGGGAATGACCCCCAACGAGAAATATGGTCATGCTCGCTATCAGCGGAGGGCCATCAGCGATCAGTCGGCGTTGGACCTGCTGCTCAACCATGTCGGTGAAGCCACAGTCTCCAAGGGCTTCATCAAGGCGGGTGGGCTCAAATACACGGCCCCTGAGCTGCTGGAGCACAACTGGAAGAGCCAGCGGGTCAGCGTGTTCCTCGACCCCAGCGATGTGGGCCGCGCCATCTTGTATCGCACAGGGGATTGGAACGAGCGGATTGAGGCCGTGAACATCGAACTGCTGGGTAATGGCGTCAGTCCGGATGCCTTCCGCGCCGCCAAACGTGCCGATGCCAAGGCGCTGGCCGGCTTTCGCCGTGAGATGCGCAATGTGGCCAAGACCTTTGGCATCGACCAACTCCATCAGGATGTGGTGCGCCACTTCGTCTCCCAGGCACGGGATATCGCCCAGTTTCAACGCAGTGATCTCACCCTCGATAACCCGGCCTTGGCTGCGTTATCCGGTCTTGCCGCACCCGCTGAACCGGCTCAGTTCAGCGCAGCAGAACTTGCTGCCATTGAGGCCAGACGAGAAGAGAAAGCGGCCCGAGCACAGGCGACTGCCGGGCAAGAGTCCAGAGCACTCAAGACCGAGTACGAGCAGGCCATTTACTTGGCCGAGAAGGAGTTGGGAAGCCCACTGACAGAGCGGGAGAAGGAGTGGCTGACCCGATACCTCTACAGCCACAAGCTGATGGCAAAACGCATTAACCGCCATCTGGATGAAGTTCGGGCTACCCGCCGCACTCAGGCAAAAGGTTAGCGAGTAACCCGAAAAGGCCCAAAAACAAAGGACAAAACCACTATGAAACACAAGATCGTCGAAGTCAAAAACATGATCAAGACCGAGCAGTTGCTCGACAACTTGCTCAATCGCTCCAGCATAGTGCCGGGCATTGGTCTGATCCACGGCCCCTCCGGGTTTGGCAAGACCACCGCCGTTGAGTGGCTGTTCAACCAGGACGAAGTAAACGGCATCTATGTGCGCTGCTACAAGGCCGACACGGTGACCAGTTTGCTGGAGCAGATTGCCAAAGAGATCGGCATCCCCCAGCGCCATAACCTGCGTGCTCAAGTCGATAGCATTATCGAATCCGTGCGTGCCGAAGAGTTGGCCATCTTCGTGGACGAGGCCGATTACGTGGTCGGCAATGCCCGCATCATGGAGACCCTGCGAGATATCTACGACGCTACCGAACAACCCCTGATCCTGGTCGGGATGGAAGAGATTGCCCGTCGCATCAGCCAGCGCAAGCAACTGTTTAACCGCATTTCCCAGTGGATTGAATTCAAACCAGCCGATCTGGAAGACGTCTCTCTCATCGCCAGTGAAATGCTGGAGGTGGACGTGGAGATCGATGATGCCCTGCTGGATCTCATCCGCAAGCGTTCCAACGGCGTGGTGCGCACCATCGTCTCGGCGCTGGACAAGATCGAGAAGATGGCCATGGCCTCTGACGCCAGGATTATCCGGTTGGAGGATGTGGACGCCAGCGAATTGCTGCATGACGTTCGCCGTAGCCGTTAGCCACTGGGAACCGGCAATAACAACAAAGCACGGGAGGGATACCAGTGGTCGGTAAACGTATAAACAGCAACATAGAAGCGGCTTGGCGTTGGATGTGCCAGCAAGACTCTTTCGATTTGTTAGAGGTCGTTGCAGGAAGTCCACTGAAGCTGAGGAATGTCTATCTGGTTGTGCGCGGTTGGTTAGCAAGCGGTCACCTGCGTTGCGTGTATCAGAAACCATTTGGACGCAGTTTTTCATTCCGAGGCAGTCGTTACCAGGTTGTAGCAACCGCGGGCGATCCGGAGTTTGGTTCTGGTAATCGTAAAACCAAACAGCGTCAAAAGCGCCGTATCCATCGCAAAACGGTTCAACAGAAGATGTGGAACACCATGAAAATCAGTCGTTTTTTCACCCTGAGCGACCTAGCGATCACCTCTGGGGTCGATGATGCGGGGGCTAGCACTTACACCACCATTTTGATCCGGGCTGGATATGTTCGGCTGGTGGAAAAGATTGAGCGCTTCAAGGTGAAAGGGGATCAGAACCGTTATCAGTTGATCCGTGATACCGGCCGTTTTGCCCCCATGGTGAGGGTGAAGCAGGGGGGATGCTGGGACCAAAACGAACAGCGTTTTTACCAGTTCGATATGAAGGAGGCTCCTCATGGAAACGTGGCTTGAGGTGCTACAGGCCGAAGTTGCAGCCAGTTCACTGGCCGTGGTGGCCGACAAGCTTGGTTTATCCAGAACCACCATCAGCCAAGTCTGCAACGAAAAATATCCCGGCGATATGGCAAGAGTGCAGACCCTGGTGGAAGGGGCTCTGATGGGCAACAAGGTGATGTGCCCCATTCTGGGCGAAATACCGGTGCATCAGTGTCTTGCTCACCAGCGCCGTGGTCCCCGTGATGTGGGCAGCAACCCGATGGATATCAAGCTCTGGAAGGCTTGCCGCAGCGGCTGCCCCCATAGCCAACTGGGTGAGGAACAACAACTGCGTCGGCCAATGCGCATCTCGGTTGGGCCAAGCAACAAAGGCATGGACAGGAGCGCCCGATATGACGCCGAGGCCACCCTCTCCCGGCTGCGCCGGCAGGCCAAAAGCGATGGCGAAAATGCCAGCAACAGCTTGCGTATTCTGGCCGAGCTGCTGGCCGAGGAGCTCAAGATCTTGGGCATCAAATATAACCGGCTGCTCGATAAGGGTGAGAAGTCTGGTCAGTAATTCAACGGGCTCGGGGTGTGTGGTGGGCTCAGTGATTGGCATCACAGGGAGAACGGGATGAACAGAAATCTGCAGAAGACCGCCGAGCAGTTGCGAGTCTGGCTGACGGCAAAGGGGTGCAAGGTGAGCACCAGTCGGGTGCGCCACACCCCCTTGCTGGCGGTGACCGGCCCACTACCGGAGGCGATGACCAAGCGGGCCGTGTGGGGACGCGAATGCCTCGCAGGCGTAGTGCGAGATGTTGCCATTGTGCGCTTTGGTGGGTGTTTGTTGCACTGGCGGCAGTAAGCGATAGCCGGACAACAACGGGATAAATCAAGGAGAGCCTTATGCAAGAAGCACAGACCAGCAACACGACCCCGATGCGGCAGAACGCCCAGGGGCACTGGGTACCGGAGAACCTGATCGCCCCGGCGGACAAGCTGCGTGACGAGGTGGTGATGACCATCATCGCAGCGGCCCGTGAGCAGCGTTCGCAACTCGCAGCCTTCAAGATTGGCGCCATGCAGCAGATCGCCGACTTCGTGGATCTCTCGGCCGAGCAGTACGGGGTGGCCTGGGGTGGTACTAAGGGCAATGTCACCCTGCTCAGTTTCGACGGTCGTTACAAGCTGATCCGGGCGGTGGGGGAGCACCGCAAATTTGATGAGCGGATCCAGGCAGCCAAGACGCTGATCGACCAGTGCATCGCGCGCTGGAGTGATGGCGCCGATGCCAAGTTGCGGGCCCTGGTTGACCATGCCTTTCGGGTCTCCAAGGCGGGGCACATCGACGTCAACCAGGTGCTCTCCCTGCGCCAGCTCAACATCGAAGACGCCGACTGGGAGCAGGCCATGCAGGCTATCGCAGATGCCATTCAGGTGACCGGCACCAGCCAATATCTGCGGCTCTACGAGCGGGACGGCCAAGGCCGTTACGTCCAGATGAGCCTGGACCTGGCGAAGTTGTAAGGGAGGAGTGCGCGATGGAAATCAACGTAGAACAGGCCGAAGAGCAGCTGCTGCTTTGTGAACAGATCAGCGAGACCGAAGGCACCTGCTACCCCGATGACACCTACGAGGACGGTATCAAGGCCGCTTTGTTATGGGTGCTGGGGTTGGGCCCGGCACCGCTGAGCGAAGAGGAGTACCAGGATCTGATGCCACTGCAGTTCGAGCAGTGATGATGCGAAACAGGGTGGCCGCGCCGCCCTGTCTGCCCGGTGTGGTGACCGGGTACTGATGAGCAACCAAACGATCTGGGCCCAGGTCTTCACCGTCTTGATACAAGGAGCACGGCGATGACCAAAACAGAGATGGATATTCGGCTTACCAAGATATTCAGCAGCGCGGCCATTGCACTGGTAGCGGCTGACAAACGGGCTGTGTGCAAACAGCTCAAACAGTTTGATAAAGAGGCGCGCGCCCGTGGCTTTCACGCGCTGGCTGGAGAAGCCTGCCGGATGCGCTGGCAACTGGTTGCTGAACTGCGGGCTCGCCAAGGAGGGCAGGATGTACAGTGCCCCGTTTAGTCCGGTACTGAATCGTGAGGAGCTGGTGAGGCGTCTGCGTCAGGGCAGAGCCTGCCTGACCGAGCTCGGGTTGGAGCAGCGTTGCCCGCACTGCGATGAGTTTTGGCCTTGGGACAGCGAGTTTTTTGGTCTCACTGGCCAGCAGGATAGGCTGCAGAGCTGGTGTCGCAGCTGCATGAACGAGATGTACCGTGTCCGCCGTGCGCGGCTTAAGGAGCAACAAGATGGTGCATGATCAGCGTACTCGGATGCTGCGTCTGGTACACGTGGCCAGACGCACCCTGCAACTGGATGAAGAAAGCTATCGGGATCTGCTCGAGGTCAGTACCGGTAAACGTAGTGCCGCAAAGCTATCGATAGGCGAGCTGGAGCGCACTCTGCAGGCGCTCAAGGCACTTGGTTTTGTGCCTACCCCCAAGAAACAACAAGAAGGGCAGTGTATTCAGCTCTCGATGTTCCGAGCCAAGGCCCCCCAGGTGGCAAAGATTCGGGCACTTTGGGGGAAATGGCCCGCCAAGGTGTGATCCGGGATGGTTCGTCGTGCGCCTTAAACGCCTGGGTGCAACGCATGACCGCCCGTTTAAACGGTGGAGTAGGGGTGGCCGAAGTGGGATGGCTGGATGAGCCTCTGGCTGTTAAGGTGCTGGAGGCGCTCAAACGTTGGCAGCATAGGGTGGGTATAGCGTCCACTTCATAGAACATCAGACAGTCATAATTTATATCCAAAGTATTATTTTCAAATGGGCCTAGTTGGCTATGGTTTTTATAAAGCCTTCAGAAAGGATGCTGTTTATGGACAAGAAGGTTGCTCGGAGCAAGGTAGAGCAGATCTTCCCATTAGGATATGACTCTCGCCGTCATCCACGTTTTTCTTTGGTTGGTGGCGGCTATACAGTTGCGAGTGAACCTGACGACAGCTGGTTCGATGCCTTTCGCCCCACGTTGCAATTGAATGTTCGCGATATCTCATTAGGTGGTGCCGGAGGTTTGTGTCGCAGCAAGATAGGGATAGGCCGTCATCTTATATTCGCTTCTCCAAGCGGCTATCTATTGCGCACTCTGGTTGTGCGTAGTATGCCAGACCCCTTATTCCCCAAGCTGTTTCGTATTGGTCTACGCTGGTGCCAGCTTCCGCCTCACAAAGTGTTTCAAGAATGGCAGGTTTACATCAGAGAAGAAGATATGGAGATGTTCATGGCTGATGTAGCCAGATTAATTGAGACAGGTTGATGATCGATTCATCGTTAGATGTGTTCATGAGCCTGATAAGGGACCAGATAGAGCCCACCATCAAGTACACACAGTAATCGGTTGTAGGCAGTGAAAGTTACGGTGTTACCAAAACGAACATATCTTATGCACTGCGTAATGCCAACGCGTCACCGACCTGTTAACTTCAGTACCCATTGTATGCGCTGACCTTGGCTATTCATCGATAAGCCCCGAAACAGGAATTTACGATGGGAACATCAACGTGCGCTAAGCCGAGGCTGTGGTTTAATCGGCACACCGAATGTGCATTTGGTTGAATGATTTATGGAAGGTGACCTTTTTGCCAATGACCCTCATGTGGTGGAGTTGCTGACGCGGTTGGATCAAGTGCCCAGTTCAGAACTGACCGCCAAGTGGCCAAAGGCACTGTCCGAGTTGGTGGACATTCTGGCCGCCGAACTCACACGCAGTGGTATGCAGGCTGAACAGGCTGCATGCTTGTCACGCCGGTTGGCAATGGTGCAGGCCCACTATATGGGAGGGCGCGCCTACTATATCCCCACTGGGGAGCACCTCAAGGCGGCGCTGCGGGACAGAGCTATCTGGGATGAATTCAATGGCCGCAACATCGACCAGCTTGCCCGCAAGCATGGTCTCTCGGTGCCCCAGACCTATGCGGTGGTGGCAGAGCAGCGACAACTGACCCGACTGCGACATCAACCCGATTTGTTCGGGCATCAATAGTGACGAGACTCACACTAACGGAAAACCCAGCTACGGCTGGGTTTTCATTTGAGGTTAATCTTCTCTAAGAACCAAGGGAGGGATTTTGATGGTCGCTGAAGAGCGATCTATGTAGAATCCTCGCCTACAGTTTTATTGTGTTTTTCCTGTGCATTAGAGTACAAGCGATTACACTTACCCATCTAATTGAATTCTATAGGTCATATGGCTACCCCAGCTCCCAAGACATCAGAAATCCACGAAACATTGACGGCATACATTGATGCTGGGCAAGTGTTGCCTGAATGGGAAGCAGCCAAAGTAAAGAGAGAAATTCGAGCACTAGATAACCCTGTTGCGAAGGTCATGTTAACTGCATTATGTCATGGTGCAATGGGGCAAGAAGAGGATGCAATTGCTGCTTTTGAAGATGGAATGGCCAGGTTCTATGACATTAGAATTGGAGGCAATTTCAGCACTTATCTAAGACGAATCGGCCGCTTTGCTGACTATGTGAAAGTAGCGTTCAGTTTGGCAGACAAATATGAAGAACCTGAGATTGTGAAAGATGCTTGGGAGACAGCCCAAGTCATTTGTGATGTGAATCGCATTTCGTCTCTCGCACAAAAGCTCCGCAAGTACTACCCCGACGAGCAGGGGGCCACGATCATGACGACATCTGAGACTTTCTCTAGGATGCTGAAAGGTTTCGAAGTTGATTTTGGTGTTAAGGACCTAGATATAAACGGCCTAGCAATGGCATGTGTTAGTGTCGCTAGCCAGTATCGTGTATTCATCAGAGGCTCAGGCGTTCGTACGGGCGATGGATTGGTCATGATGTGTTTTGAGCTTGACTCATGCGACCCCGAGCAACTTGCAGATATGAATCTTGATCTGGCCATGCGGCTTGCAGAAAATGACCGGCTTATGGATCTTCCCGTTACGGCCTGGTTTCGCGGCAAATCTGAGTGATGAGTAGGGGTTGAATGTGTCCGTTTTGAGCAAGGATTTTCTCATTTTTGCCACTGACTCAGCTCAAAGAGCAGATGAAATTGGGTACAGAAACGCAGTTGCCCGTTCATATTATGCAATGTTCCATGAGGTCAGAGACTTGGTCGTTTCGCTTCCAAATTTCAGCTCTCATGCGCATGACGGCCTAATCCAGTATCTTAAAAATCCTGATAAAGACGAGCCGTACGACAGAATGGCTCTACGTGGGTTAGCTGCCATGCTTCAACAGCAAAAAGGGAAGCGAGTTATCGCAGATTACGACTTGGTGGGCGATGTGAACTCGAATGACGCACTTGAAAGCATTAGAACCGCAGAGCGTCTTTTCCAAAAATGTCACGAGTTGAGTGGAGGACCTGAGCAAGTCCTTGGATAAGTATTGCTTTGTTTATTTGGTCTTGTAACCCACCATAAACCCGCCCCCTAGAGGCCCCTCGGTACGCTGCGATAACGCAGTTAATCGAGGGGCCTTTTATGTTGCCTGATACCTACCCCATAGCGCTTGCCTGGTTGCTTCGCCCCGATGTGGAAGGGGGGGAAGTCAACCACCCGGCCGACCGGGGCGGCCACACCAAGTTCGGCATGGCCGATGCTGCCGACGGCAAGAAAGACGGCATGATCGATCTCGATCGCGATGGTCGGCCGGATATTGCCGTCAGCGATGCAACCCCCGCCCACGCCGAGTTGTTTTATCGAGCGAACTATTGGCTGCCAGCCCGTTGCGATCGGGTCGAGAATGTCTGCCCGCTGATTGCCATTGCCCTGTTCGACGGTGCCGTGCATCACGGCCCAGGCCGCTCGGTGCGCCAGCTGCAGCAAGCGCTTGGCGTCTTGGCCGATGGGCTACTGGGCTCCCATACCTTGCGGGTGCTGGCCGCCAAGACCGGTCGGGACGGTGGCCGTGCCCTGTTGCTTGCGCTGCTTGAGATCCGCGCAGGCTTTATGCTTGGCATCGTGCGCAAAGACCCGAGCCAGTGGGCCAATGCTCATGGCTGGATCAACCGCCTGCTGCGCCTTCAGAGCTACCTGCTCTCCCAGTTCGGGGAGGTGGCACCATGAGCAGTACCAGCCTCACCAACAAGCATCAGCGAGCACAGCAGCGGATCCAGATTGCCGGTTACTTCGGCATCCCTGAGCTCAAGAATCCCCGTTATCTCCTCTGTTTCAAAGATGGGCGTCGTGCCCATCTCAAGGCCGCCCTAGCCGGTGCGGATCTGGAGGCCATCCCGCTCTACAGCCATCACCCTACTCGACAGTCCCTGTTTACCCAAGGCTGGCGGTCGGTGGGTGAGCTGGATCGCCTGCGGGCCCGTGCCCGTTGTTCCCAACCCCAAGAGAAGGAAACCCATCATGCCTGATTCTCTGTTACCCCAAGCAAAGTCTGCGCTCAAGAGCCGTGCCGTGATCGGCGGTGTCATCGCCGTGGGTGCCGGCATTGCCGGCCTGTTCGGTGTATCTGTCGATGCCGGTACCCAAACCAGCCTGGCCACCACCATCGTGGATCTGGCCAGTGCGGTGGGCGGTTTGCTGGCCATCTGGGGCCGCCTCAAGGCGACCCACGTCATCAAATAACCGGTTCGCAAGGAGACGCCCTTGAGCGACCTCATAGACCGCGCCCAACTGCTCGACGCCGAGCGGACCGGGCGCCTTATTGCAGCCCACCGGGCAAGGCCGAAACCCCGGGGCGATGGCATCTGTTGCGATTGTGATGAGCCCATCCCGATTGCACGGCTGCAAGCCGAACCCGATGCGCCGCGCTGCATCGAGTGCCAGACCCTATTCGAGCGCAAGGAGGCTGTCCGTGTGGGAATTCATCGTTAAGAACTGGGGGCCCTTGTATGCCTTGGCCAGTCTGGTGGGGCTGGTGGTCATCATCCTGCTCTCCAAGACCTACGCCAAACGGGAAGATCTCACCGCCCTGGTACAGCGAGTTCAACGGGTAGAGCAGGTGTTGGCCGACCTGCCGAGTGAGAAGGAGCTGCACAAGCTGCAACTGGAGATAAGCGAACTGCGCGGCGAGCTGCGGGAGGTCAAGCCAGAGCTGCGCCAGGCCCGCCGGCTCGCCGACATGTTGCTGGAGAACGAGCTGGCATCGGTACAGAAGGAGAAGGCATGAGCATTCAAACAATATTGGACGCCCAGCAGCGGCTGGTGATCTTGCGCTCTCTGCTCGATATCGGCGGCGCGGCCAACGAGTCGATCTTGAACGATTGCCTCGATCAGCTCGGCACCGGCCGGGTGACCCGGGATCGGGTCAAGACCCTGCTGGCTTGGCTGGAAGAGCAGGGGTTGGTGCGCATCGAACGCCTCGCCCAGGTACAGGTGGCCCACCTGACCGGACGGGGCCAGGACGTGGCCGAGGGGCGCGCCTCGGTGCCTGGCGTCAAGAAGCCCCGTGCCGAGGATTGAGGGAGGATGACCATGGCCGAGAAACCGACCCGGGGCCGTGCTAGCAAAGTGTGGCTGCTGCCCGAGCCTATCCGCAACGCCCTCAACGAGATGTTGAGGGATAAAGGCAACAGCCAGGCCGCTATCCTGGATGAGATCAACGGCCTGATTGAAGAGGCGGGGCTACCTGCCGATCTCAAACTCTCCCGTTCGGGTCTCAGTCGCCACGCCAGCCAGGTGGAACAGGTGGGCCAGCACCTGCGCGACTTACGGGAGACCACGGCGGCGCTCACCTCCCAGCTCGGTGACAAGCCGATGGGGGAAACCACCAAGCTCATCCTGGAGCTCGGTCGCTCCCAGCTGTTCAAGGCGATGCTGGCCCAGGTGCAGAACCCGGAGGAGGCGGTGGATATCGACATGCTGAAAAACGCCATGTTGGCGGCACAGCGCCTCGAATCCACCGCCATGCAGAGCCACAAGCGGGAGAAGGAGATCCGCCAGGCCTTCGCCGAGGAGGTGGCCGCCAAGACCGAGGCCATCGTCACCCAGGCGGGACTGAGCGGTGAAGCCGCTGCCGCCATTCGCCGTGAAATCCTGGGGATCGCCTGATGACTACGATCGCCCAACAACTGGCCCAGACCCTGGGTACCGAATACAACCCCGACGAGGTGCTGCTGCCCTACCAGCGCATCTGGATTGCCGACGAGAGCCCGCTCAAGATAGCCGAGAAGAGCCGCCGCACCGGGATCACCTGGGCGGAGGCGGCCGATGCCACGCTGACGGCCTCCAAGGCGAAGTCGGCTGGTGGCGGTCACCACTTCTATGTGGGCAGCAACAAGGAGATGGCGCGCGAGTTCATCGACGCCGTGGCCATGTGGGCCAAGGCGTACAACAAGGCGGCCGGCGAGATCCAGGAGGAGGTGTTCACCGACGATGAGGACAAGGCGATCCTCACCTTCGTGGTCTATTTCGCCTCTGGCTTCAAGGTGCAGGCCCTCTCCAGCAACCCTTCCAACCTGCGAGGGATGCAGGGTAATGTCACCATCGACGAGGCCGCCTTCCACGACCGGCTGGCCGAGGTGCTGAAAGCGGCGCTGGCGCTCACTATGTGGGGCGCCAAGGTGCGCCTCATCAGCACCCATAACGGCGTGGACAACCTGTTTAACCAGCTGATCGGCGACAGCCGCGCCGGCAAGAAGCGTTACTCCATCCACACCATCACGCTCGATGATGCTTGCCGCCAGGGGCTCTATCGCCGCATTTGCCAGGTCAAAGGTATGTCCTGGTCCCAGGAGGCAGAGGATGCCTGGAAGGCGGGCCTGCTGAAAGACACCGCCACCGAAGAGGATGCGCTGGAGGAGTATTTCTGCGTGCCCAAGCAGAGTAGTGGCGTCTACATCAAGCGCACCCTGATCGAGCGGGCCATGCAGCCGGATATCCCCATCCTGCGCTTCACTTCCCCTGCGGACTTCGAGCTGCAAAGCGAGGAGACCCGCAAGGCGGTAGCGGAGCTCTGGTGTGAGGAGCACCTCAAGCCCTGCCTGGAAGCGCTCGATCGCAGTTGCCGCCATGTATTGGGGGGAAGATTTTGCCCGCAAGGGGGATCTCTCGGTGTTCGTCCCGCTTTCCATCGCAACCAGCCTGCGAAAACGGGTGCCCTTCGTGGTGGAGCTGGTCAATGCCCCCTATGAGACCCAGCGCCAGATCCTGTTTTACCTGCTGCAGGGACTGCACCGCTTCACCGCGGCGGCCTTCGATGCTACCGGCAACGGCGGCTATCTGGCAGAGGCAGCCCGGCTGCGCTGGGGCGCCAGCATGATCGAGTGCGTGATGCTCAATGACCCCTGGTATCGGGAGTGGATGCCCAAGCTCAAGGTCGAATTCGAGGACGACAACCTGGTGATCCCGCGCCATGCGGACGTGCAGGACGATCTAGGCAAGATCCAAGTCATCAACGGCATCCCCAAGATCGACAAGGGCAAGAACACCGGCCAGGGCGGTCAGCAGCGCCACGGCGACTTTGCGGTGGCGCTGGTCATGGCGGTGCGGGCCAGTTGGATGGAGGGGGGCGCCATCGAGTTCACCCCCTTACCAGGCAAACACGGCCGTGACCGCAACGACGACTATCACCCATCCCTCGGGACGAGGGATTTGATCAAAAGTGAGAGAGGGGGTTGGTAATGGCCGGACTCATCGACATTCATGGTAACGCGTTGCGCCTGCAGAAGGAGCCGCAGACCGAAAACGACGCCAAGCTGGCCCAGTTGCGCCGCCACTATAGCGAGCACCCGACCGTGGGGCTGACGCCCGGCAAGGCTGCGGCAGCGCTGAAAGAGGCGGAAGAGGGGAGCCTCATCGCCCAGTGCGAGCTGGCCGAGGACATGGAGGAGAAGGACGCCCACCTGCAGAGCGAGCTCGGCAAGCGCCGGCGTGCCCTGCTTGGGGTGAGCTGGACAATCGAGCCGCCGCGCAACGCCAGCGCGGCCGAGAAACGCGACAGCGAGATGATCCGCGAGCTGCTGGAGGACTTCACCTGGTTGGATGATGCCATCTTTGACGCCACCGATGCGGTGCTCAAGGGATTCAGTGCTCAGGAGTTCAGCGGCTGGGAGATGGTGGAGGGGTTGCAGCTCCCCAAGGGCATCGTCTGGCGTGATCCCGCCTGGTTCCAGACCCACCCGGATGACTGGAATCAGTTGCGGCTGCGAGACGGCAGCAAGGAGGGGGCAGCCCTCAATCCGTTCGGTTGGCTCACCCACAAGGCCAAGTCCAAGTCGGGGTATCTGGCCCGTACTGGGCTTATCCGCACTCTGGTCTGGCCCTTCCTGTTCAAGAACTACAGCGTGCGCGACTTGGCCGAGTTTCTGGAAATCTACGGTCTGCCAGTACGTTTGGGCAAATACCCGGAAGGGGCGACCGAGAAGGAGAAGGCGACCCTGCTGCAGGCTGTACTCTCCATCGGCCACAACGCCGGCGGCATCATCCCCCGGGGAATGGAGATCGAGTTCCAGAATGCGGCAAGCGGTCAGGCTGATCCCTTTGTGGTGATGATGGAGTGGTGCGAGCGCTCCATCAGCAAAGCCATCTTGGGGGGCACCTTGACCAGTCAGGCCGATGGCAAGAGCTCGACCAATGCGCTTGGCAATGTCCATAACGAAGTGCGCCAGGAGGTGCGGGATGCGGACCTGCGCCAGCTCGCCGCGACCCTGACCCGGGATCTGGTCTATCCGCTGTTTGCCTTGAACGGTAAGAGTTTCCAGGGCCCGCGCCGGGCTCCCCGGTTGGAGTTCGACGTGACCGAGCCGGAGGACATGCGCGATCTGGCCTATCCGCTGCGTGCCCTGGTGGGGATGGGGATGCAGATCCCGGCCCAATGGGTACGTGACAAGCTGCAGATCCCGGTCCCAAAGGACGGCGAGGAGGTATTGATGATCACTGACGTCAAGGCTCCCCCGGGAGAGGCGGCGCTCAAGGCACTCTCTGCGAGCAAGAGATTGGCGGCGCTGGCAGCAAAGACCCCTGTTCAGGGCGATAACAACGACGCCCAGCTGGCACGGCTGCAGGCCGAGGTGGCCCCCTTGCTCGCCGGCATGACCGACGCCGTCCAGGCACTGGTGATGCAGGCTACCACCCTGGAGGAGATCCGGGATGGCTTGCTGGCGCTGGAGCCCAACCTCAGTCATGACGAACTGGGGGCCCTGCTGGCCCAGGCCATCGCCGCCAGCGAACTGCTCGGCATGCTGGAGATGGAGGAGGGCAACTGATGCCCGTTCGTTACGGCAGTCTGCCGTTTGAGGAGGCGATCGCCTTCTTTCGCCAGAAGCTGAATATGCCGAGAGAGCGCTGGGCCGATGTGTGGCGGGACGCCCATAACCGCGCCTTTATGGTGGCGGGGGCCACCAAGACTGACTTGCTGGCGGACCTGCGCGGGGCGGTGGACAAGGCGATCAGCGAGGGGCAATCCCTCGGTGCGTTCCAGAAGGCGTTCAAGGAAGTCGTGGCCCGCCACGGTTGGGAACACACCGGCCCGGCGTCGTGGCGCTCTCGCGTCATCTTCGAGACCAACCTGCGCCAGAGCTACAACGCCGGGCGGGATGACCAGATTGAGCACATCAAGCACAAGCGCCCCTATGCGCTCTATCGTCACGGCGACTCCGAGCACCCCAGGGAGCTGCACCTCAAGTGGAACAACCTGGTGCTGCCGGTGGACCATCCCTGGTGGGATACTCACAGCCCCAGCAACGGCTATGGCTGTAAGTGCAAGAAGTTCCTGCTCTCCGAGGCGGATCTCAAGCGGCGGGGGCTGACGGTGGGCCAGGCACCGGATGACGGCAATTATGAGTGGGTGGACAAGGCGACCGGGGAGATACACCGGATCCCCCGTGGCATCGATCCGGGATTTGACTACCGGCCGAAGACCCCGGCCGCCTTGACCGAGGCCATGGCCAAGCGGGAGGCGGCGAAATCCGCGCTGGCCGAGCGCTTGCCGCAGCGGTTGGTGGAGAGCGCCTTTTCGACCGCCAAGGGGGTGACGGCGCAGGGGGTCAGCGATCTGCTGGCCCAGCTTCCCGCACCCCAGCGCGAGCCCTTGGCGGCCTTCCTCAAGGCCCACCCAATCAAGACCTTGTTTATCAAGCAGACCGAGATGGGGAAGGGGGCGGCAGGGCTCAAGGTTGCGCCGGCCATTGCCGAGTACCTGGGCACAGACCCTTACCTGGTGCGGTCCCTCTATCACACGCGCCGAGCCAGCGCGACCAATGGCTTTACGGCCAAAAGCTGGGGCCATCTGGTTATCAAGGTCAAGGCGGGTGATACACTCAAAGCAGTGGATATGCAGGCGGTGCAAACGGCGGCAGCCGAGGTGGTGACCGATGCCCATGCCAACACCGGGCCCCGTCAATGGCAGCCAAGGGGTACCAGCGGCGAGTCACTGCGCCGTCACTGGAGCATCTCCGCCAACGTCGGCGGCAAGCAGGGGGAATCAGCCCAGCGGCTCTCTACCTGGTTGCATGAGCTCGGCCACCAGGTTCACTTCTGGGCCGGGGAGCCTGACCTGACGGGGGTGGGACTGCTGACGGAGTATGCCGGCAAGACCAGGATGGAAGCCGCCGCCGAGGCGTTCGCCGCCTGGGTCTTGGCGAGGGATGCCATGGTGGCGCATTTCCCCGAACTGGCCAAACGGGTGGAGGCCATGCTCGCCCAGGCCACGATAGCCAGCCGCAAAGGAGAGAGAGGATGACCCTGTTGGAGCAAGCCAGCGCCCTGCTGGCAGAAGATGGCCCCTTTACCCTGGCACAGGCCAAGATGCTGGATGCCTTGTGCGAGCAAGCCCAGGGCGAAGAGGCGGATATGTTGGGGGATCTCTGGGAGGCCGCCATGTTGTCAGCCGATGAGGAGGCCCTGCACTTTATGACCACCTTCGAGGATGAGCTCTGATGGCGGGTAGCTTTATCACCATCAGCCACCACGGGGTGGCCGATGCCCATGAGCTGCTGGCCAGGCTCTATCAGAAAACCGGTGACCTGAGCGAACCGCTGGCAGATATAGGAGAGGGGCTGCTGCTGTCGCACCGGGATCGTTGGGATGCGCAGGAGACCCCGGAAGGGGAGCCTTGGGCCCCGCTCTCGGATAAGTACCGTGCCCGCAAACCGCGCCATGCCGACGAGGTGCTGCGTCTGAATGATGACCTGCGCGACACCCTCAACTATCAGGCTGATCCCCAGGCCCTCTACTTTGGCACCCCGCTCGAATATGGCGCCGCTCACCAGTTCGGCCGCCCCGAGATCAACCTGCCCGAGCGCCCCTATCTGGGGTTGTCGGATAGTGACGTCAACGAGCTGTACACGGCGGTAGAACGTTACCTGTACAATTCGCTCTCCTAGAGGCATCCAATGGGCCCTACTCTTCACCCATTCTTATCGCTACATGCTTACCTGTTGTTTTTTAAACACCTTTAAACAGCACTCTACCCACAACTGTTAGCTGTAGCCTCGAAAGATGCTCTATTTACATCTATTCTCCTCTTAAATGCAAAGCTCAGGCCGGTAATTGGGAAGGGAGTCCTAAACGAATGGGATTGGAGTCCAAGCTATCTGGGGGAGGGGCCGTTATTGTAGCCATTGTGCTGGCGCTGTTCGTCACCACTTGGAGGGTTTCTTACAATGCAGAAAATGCCTCTCGTTGGGTAGTTCATACCCATGAATTACTGCACTCTCTATCCCGCATCCGTAGTTACACATTACAAGTCGAGCTAGCGACTCAAAATTTCCGTATAACAGGTTATGAAATGTATCTGATTGCACGTGATCAAGCGATAGGGGAGCGCGAGCAGCTTCTCGCTAGCCTAAAGGATAAGTTGTCTGATAATGAAGAACAGTTAGCCAGATTAGGTAAGATCGATGATGTGATTCGACTTCGGATTAACATTTCGCGCGAAATCGAACGAATCCGCAGAGAAAGCGGGGAAGCTGCCGCCAGCGCTTACGTAAAACAAGCACCGTTAGAGGATACCAGAAACAGTCTATATAACACCTTGGATGCAATGGAGTCATCAGAACGGTCTCTTTTGGCAACGCGTCAATCTGCACAAGATAGCTTTAACAGAGTACTTTTCTTCTTGGAAATTATTATGGGGCTATCTCTTATCATATTGTTGACAGGGATATATATACTCATACTTAAGCAGTTTGAACGATTGCGTAAAGAAAACAGAATCATTGTTGAAAATTCGGAAAGAACGGTGTCCATATTAAGTGCTATCGGTGATGCCGTTATAGTGACGGATGTAAATAATATAATCACGAAAGTTAATAGTGTTGCTGTTGATATGTGTGAGCGCAAAGAGTCTGATGTTCTTGGAGAGGACATCAATAACGTGTTTATCTGTATTAATGAGGTTGGCGGTGAGATAGAGAAAATTGCTGATATTAGTCTTTTGAAAGGGGGGTTATATTCAGACTCTCATTTTTATCTAGAACAGTCATCAGGTAATAGAATTGATATCAGCATTCGCATGACTGTGCTCTATCATTCCATGGAGGAACAGCGGGATATCGTTTATGTGTTACGCGATGTCACTGAGCAACGACATGCTGAGCATGAGATGCAGGAGAAAACTGCTCAGCTTGAGTATAGTGTTGAAGATAAAACCCATCGGTGGCAGGAGAGTCAGAAACACTTGCAGGATATGCTGGCATCGATACCCATGTTGATTGCCTATGTTAATTCAGAACGAAAGTATGTATATGTAAATGAGCAGTACCGCCTGCGGTTTGCTCCTGAATTGGAGTCGCTATCAGGGTTGTATGTGAAAGACGTACTCGGTGACGAGCGTTACGCAATAGCCTGTCCATTAATAACAAAAGCACTTAAAGGCGTTGCTCAGAACTATGACTGGCAGCCTTTCCCTGACGTGTGGCAGCATATTGGATATTATCCAAAGGCCGAGGGTGAAGAAATACTCGGTTATTATGTCCTAGGCATGGATATTACAGAACTGAAAATTTCAGAAGCTCGTATACAAACATTGAATCTTGAGTTATCGGAGCGGGTTAGAGAGTTGGAACATCTCTCTAAGGCGCTTCGAACGCTCAGCGCGGGCAATAAGACCATGTTGCGAGCGAGAAATGAGAGTGAATTGCTTGATAATATGTGTAAGGCCATTGTTGATGCCGGGCGTTATAAAATGGCAATTATTTGGTTTAAAGGGGGATGTCAAGATCTGCCGATATACCCTGCCGCTCAAAGTGGATTTCCCGGTGGGATGGCCGCGTTGGAGAGTCTCAAGCATCGATTGGTCAACAGTGTAAATGACAGTAGCGTTACTCCAAGAGCAATCCAGAGCGGTCAAGTACAATTGTCGCGGAACATGGTGGCGGATCCCAATTACTCCAAATGGCGTGATCAGCTAGATGGAGCCATTTCCAGTATATCTTGCCCGTTGACTGTTGAGGGGAGTGTTGTTGGTGCGCTAACGATATATGACTCTGATGTCAATGCATTCAGTGCAGGTGAGATCAACATTCTAACGGAATCGAGTGAAGACCTTGCATTCGGGATTGCCATGCTGCGAGCACAAATTGACAGGGAAAAAAGTCGTGTTGCGATACAACACATGATGCGCTACGACGCGTTGACCGGATTGGCAAATGTGTTTCTTTTTGAACAGTTCCTGTCTGAAAAGATCGCGTTGTGCATTCAAAAAGATACCCCGGTTACCACGCTTCAATTCAATATAGAAAGACTGAGTGAGATTAATGATGCCCTTGGTTTTAGGCATGGTGATGAAGTTCTATGTGAATTCGCAACACGTTTACAAAGTGTTTTTAAAGAAAACGCTATGGTGGCCCGCATACGTGGAGATGAGTTTGCAGTCGCACTTGTAGGAAAAGATGTTCACTCAGCCCTACTATGCATCGAGTCATGCTTTGAAATATTAAGGCAGCCTTATCATATCGCTGACTTATCTATAGATGTTGCATCAAGGGTGGGGATAGCATCCTTTCCCCAACATGGTGAGCATGCAAGTGAATTGTTACGCAGTATGAGTAAGGCCGTATACCAATCAAAGAGACGAGGTGAGCAGGTGTCGGTGTTTAATCCCGGGCTGCCTCAAGTCGAAATGGAAAAGCTGGCAATGGTTGGGGAACTGCGCCGGGCAATCGATAACAATGAGTTTGTGCTTTATCTACAACCAAAATTGAGATTGAGTGACATGCAGGTCGCGGGGGCTGAGGTGTTGATTAGGTGGGAACATCCAAGTCTTGGCCTGCTCGGGCCCGGCAGGTTTATCCATCTGGCAGAACAAACCGGGTTGATCAAGCCGCTTACAGAGCTAATTGTCCAGCTGACATTGTCACTGCTCAGCCAATGGACTCACGATGAAAGCTTGATGCCGTTAGCGGTGAACCTTTCTGCCCGGAATCTTAGAGATGATGCATTGCCGGAGAAAATCATTTCCTGGATAAATGAGTATGGGGTTAATCCAAGGCTGTTGGAGTTTGAAATCACGGAAAGCTCTATCATGGAGGAACCGGAGCAATCCATGTTGTTATTGCATGCGATGAAAAATGTTAATTTCGCTCTATATATAGATGACTATGGTACCGGATACTCGTCATTGAAATATATCCAACAACTCCCTGTTGATTACATAAAGATAGATCAGTCGTTTGTGACATATATGGTAGAGGATGAAAGTTCTCGGTTAATTGTGCAATCCACCATTGAATTAGTGAAAGGGTTAGGGCGAAAAACTGTCGCAGAGGGAGTGGAGTCCTTGGCTGTTCTGCAGCAGTTGAAAGCGTTAGGCTGTGACTATGCTCAAGGATATTTCATCGCGAAGCCAATGCCTGCCAAGCAGTTTCAGTCTTGGGTAAGTGAGTTTGATTCAGGCATGTTAAGTGTTCATCCTGACCCAAACCATGTTGCTCATCGGTAAGTCCGGGCTCCCTGATCCCTTGGTGATTCTGTAACCCGTCATAAACCCTTCCCAAACCATACCGGTATGAAACTGGCTGCACCTGTTTATCGGAGTGATAAGCGATGCCGTCAGCACGTCAAAATGCAATCAGTCCCACACTGACCCCTATATCCATAGCAGTGCTTGATGCAGCTTTGGAGAGTGGTGGTGATGGCTGGCAGCAGCTCCTGCCCCTCGGTCCTTTCAAGGCCCGCGATGGTCGCCCTTTCGATGTACCTGGTGGTCACTGGCAACTGGACGGGCAGATCGCTGCAGCTCTGATTGCCCGTGCCAAAGCCCTTGGGCAAGACATCCTGATCGACTACGACCACCAGACCCTCAAGACCGACCTGAACGGTCAGCCTGCGCCCGCTGCCGGTTGGTACAACGCCGATGAAATCGAGTGGCGAGAGGGGGAGGGCCTCTTTATAAAACCCCGCTGGACCGAGCGGGCCGCCGCCCTGGTCGCTGCCAAAGAGTATCGCTTCCTCTCTGCCGTTTTCCCCTATGACGCCCAGGGGCGTCCCCTGGAACTGCGCATGACCGCCATCACCAATGATCCCGGTGTGGTGGGTATGCAGGCACTGGCGGCCCTGAGTGCGTTACCGGCTTCAAGCATTATGCCTATCCAACCCGGCCAGTTGGCCACCTCAATCAAGGAGAGATCCATGAACGAACACTTGATCGCGCTGCTCGGCAAACTCGGCATCCAGCCGGGGGCCGATGGTCAGTTTACCGCCGAGCAGGGCACCGCCGCGCTGGCGGCCCTGGATACCCTGCAGGCCAGTGCCAAGAAGGCGCCGGAGCTGGAGGCTGCGCTCGCGGCCGAACGCACCTCGCTGGCTGCACTGAAAGCGCAGCTTGGTGGCCAAGTTGACCTGGCGCAATACGTGCCGGTGGCGACCTATAACGCCCTGGTCACCCAGGTGGCGGCCCTGACTGCCCAGGTGGACACCACCGACGCCGCGACCCTCATCAAGGAGGCGCGCACCCAGGGCAAGGTGGTAGCGGCCGAGGAGGAGTACCTGACCGCCTACGCCGCCCAGAAGGGGGTGGCCGCCCTCAAGGCGCTGTTGGAGCCGCGCCCGGCCATTGCCGCGCTCACGGCGAGCCAGACCGCCGCCGTCACCCTGCCGGAGAAGAAGGGCGAGGCCGTGCTCTCGGCCGAGGACAAGTACGCCGCCGACCAGCTCGGCATCAGCCACGAGGACTTTGCCAAGGCCAAGGCCTGAGCAAGCACCTCTCGAACCACGCGAAGGCAGTTCCGTTTAATCAGAGAAGGAATAGACCATGGCCATTGTTACCCCCGCGCTGCTGCAGGCTCTCTTCACCGGCTTCAAGAAGAACTTTGAAGACGCCAAGAGCGAGGCGCCGACCCAATACCAGAAGATCGCCACCGTGATCAAATCGACCACCAAATCCAACACCTATGGCTGGCTCGGCAAGTTCCCGACCCTGCGCAAGTGGATCGGGGATCGGGTGATCGAGTCGATGAAGGCCCACAGCTACCAGATCGTCAACGAAGACTTCGAGGCGACCGTGGGGGTGGATCGCAACGATATCGAGGACGACGAGCTGGGCATTTACGCCCCGCTGTTCGCCGAGATGGGACGCTCGGCCGGGGTACATCCCGACGAGCTCTGCTTCGGTCTGCTCGGTGCCGGCTTCACCAGCCCCTGCTATGACGGCCAGTACTTCTTCGACACCGACCATCCGGTCTACCCCAAGGCCGATGGCACCGGCACCGCCGTGGTGGCCGCCAACCTGGTGGTGGATGGTGCCTATGTGGGAGAGCCCTGGTTCCTGCTCGATACCAGCCGTGCCCTCAAGCCCATCATCTTCCAGGATCGCAAGTCGCCGCAGCTCATCGCCATGACCAAGGTTGATGACGAGGCGGTGTTTACCTCCAAGCAGTTCCGCTATGGGGTGGATTGCCGGGATGCCGCCGGCTTTGGCTTCTGGCAACTGGCGTTCGCCAACAAGCGCGCTCTGACCCCCGACAACCTGTGGGATGCGATCACCAGGATGCGCGAGTTCAAGGCGGACGGTGGCCGCCAGCTCGGCATCAAGCCAACCCTGTTGGTGGTGCCGCCGTCGCTTGAGAAGCTGGCGACCCAGATGCTGGAGCGCGAGCTCTCCGAGAGCTCCAGCAACGAGCTCAAGGGCAAGCTGGAGCTGGTGGTGGCTGATTATTTGTAAACCAGAGCTGTAACCCAGAACGTGCTGTTTAACGGTGGGGTTAAACCGTCCCAGTCCGGGCGTTTAACCCCCGTTTAAACCGGTTTTCGGATTGAACGAGACAGAGGGAAACATGAGATGGCTATTCGAGTGCGCGTTATATCGAAACTTCATCAGGGCTATCACCGAGCAGGCCAGGCGATTGCACCTGGTGAGTCTGAGCTGGTTGTGTCGGATCTGCAGTGCGCGGCCCTGGAAGGGGATCCGCGTCTGGTGGTCGTCCGCTTGGCTGAGGATGTGGCACATCCCGAGTCGGCGCCGGATGCACCGCAGACGGCGGGGGATCTGGACAACGCAACACTGGACGGTGTGAGTACAGAGCCAGGCAGCCCGGCCCCCGAGGTCGCAGCCCCTGCGCCCGTGACCGCCAGTGGCAAGGGTAAGGGCAAATGAGTTACGCCAGCGTCAGCGACATGGTGACCCGCTTTGGTGAGGCGGAGCTGCTGCGCCTGGCCATGACCCCGGCCGGTGAGCTGGACAGTGCGGCCATCACCATCGCCCTGCAGGATGCCGGCGCCTTGATCGATGGCTACCTGGCGGGACGTTACCCGCTGCCTCTGGCCCATGTCCCGAGCGCCCTAGTGCCCATCTGCGCCGACATTGCCCGCCACCGCCTCTATGGCGAGCAGGCACCGGAGCAAATCGCCAAGCGCAATGAGGCGGCCCTGGCCTTCCTCAAATCGGTGGGCAAGGGGGAGCTGGCGCTGGGGCTGGCGGCTGACGGCGAACAGGTGGAAAGCCAGAACCTGGCCCAGCTGCAGTCCGATGGCCGGGTCTTTGGGCGAGGCAGCGGGGGCTTCTTATGAGCGCGCCAACGCCTGAACTCGACTACCTGGTGGCGGGGGAGCGGTTGCGCGAATTGCTGCAGCCATTGAAAGCACGGGGGCTCAAGGAGGTGTTTGTGGCCACCGACCTGGAGGCGGTGGCCAACCTGGGGCAGCACACCCCAGCCATCCATGTGATTTACCAGGGCGAGCGAGAGAGTGACACGGCCCAAAGCGGGCGGCAAAGCGTGTTCGATCAGGTTTGGTTACTGGTGTTGGTGCATCGTGCCACCCCCAAAGAAGCCAGTGCGGGCGTGTGGCTGGGGCGCATGTTGCAGGCTGTGGCAGGCAGAGCGTGTGGTGACAGCACCTTTCGGCGTGAAACCGCACCGGTCAGGCCGAGTTACAAGGGTGGGGTGGCGTATCTGCCCCTTGCCTTCAAGGCGTCAGTGAAATTCAAGGGAGAACGGTCATGAGTGAAACACTGCATCTGGAAGGGGATCTCTTTATCGAGACCTTCACCAACAATGTCTCGAACGGGGTGATCGGCCCGGTGGACGTCAACAGTCTGGAAGTCAAACCGGACAGCGAGAAGATCAGCATTCCGAGCAAACGCAAGGGCAAGTTGGGGCAGCCGCGGGAGACCTACTTCGTACCCAAGCCGGCCACGGTCACCATCAAGACCAGCGAGATCCCGCCGGTGCTGCTGGCTGCCGCCTTTATGGGGCTGGAGAGTCCCATCAACCAGGGCGCAGGGACGCTGACCGATGTGGCGCTGACCCTGCCGGCTCACCCCAAGTGGGTGAGCCTGGGTAAGACCAATCTGTCGGCCACTGGTCTGGCAGTGAAGGAGGGCACCACCCCCTTGGTGCTGGGTACCGACTTCGAGATCAACTATGCCCTGGGGCTGCTGCGGGCCACCAAGGGTGGGGCCGTGGCTGACGGTGGTCCGGTAACGGTCAGCGCCAGCTATAACGCGGTGATGGGCTCGCGCATCGCGGGCAACGTGCAACCTGAGGTGAAGGCGCGCTTGCTGCTTGATGGCCGAAGCATTATCGGTGGGGAGGCCATCAAGCTGACCATTCCCCGTGCCAGCCTGGCGCCCAAGAAGGCAGTGGATTTCCTCAGCGACAAGCCCATCGAGATCGAGCTGGAAGGGGAGCTGCTGGCCCTGGACGGTGAGACTGCGCCTTTCTATGTGGACCGACCGGAGACGGTGTGATGGAGCGAATGAAAACGGCGGGGAGATCCGCCGTTTTTTAATCGAGTGGTGCACGTTTACCGCATAACTTGGAGTTTAGCTGTGCCGACACGGGGTCAGCTTGGATTAATTGTTAGGTCTTTACTCGCCTCTGAAATTACTTTACTGAAGAACTCCATTTCACTGCATAGTGCATTCGTACGATTCAGGAATTGACTTAGTTCAAAGGCATTGCTGGGGTACTCAGACAAGCTTGAGTGGAGCCTATGAACAAAATAATTCCTTTGCTCACATATGAAGTGAAGATGTTCAGATGTAGTTAAATCAATTTTATGGGCATCAGTAAGTCGTTTGATTAGGATTCCTAGGGTGGCCTTTTCATAGGGTTTGTAGCCTGTTGCTGTAATGAAATCTTTAATGCTGGATTCGAGCTTAGCTGAAGACATTGTGAGCTTGCCTATTGATGAGACGAACTCGTTGTTTATATAGAGAGCTTGGTAAAATGAGTTTTCCATAATAGACCTAGTATTTTAATTAACGGGAGGGCATTAGCCCGTCCCGATTGAATGAGATGTCATATAGCAATTACTTCAACATTTTATGTTGAAGCTTCCCTGCTTTTGCTTGCAACCAACCCGGTGCGTCTGATGAGGAATAAAAGCAGCATGCAATATTCCCTTTGATGAAGGAGATAGATCGCCAACCACAGGACGCAAGAACTGATACGTCTGGAAATGGTTTTTCTTCAACATCAAAAACATGTCTCAAATTGAAGTAAAATAACAAATCTAAATTGGAGCGCAAGTTCGTTGGATATTTGTTTTTTAGAGCTTCAATTTCGATGGAGCAAAGTTGAAAAATTTCTTGCACTGAAGATTTTACAGGTTTGAACTCGGTGAGCAAATCCTGAGGATTTGTAACTGTTCTTGCCAGTTTTAATGCATCTTTATATTCCTTATGCCGTTTTCGTCCTTTATCGAGTATTTCTTTGATCTCGAATCTTCCTCCGAATGCTGTGACATCAGGTGGATCCTGTTCTGGAGATGCCACATCTTCAGTTCTATACGGAATGTTCATATTATCCAACAGCGTTTGAACGACCCAGCGCTCTCTTTCGCTCTTGTTTTTGTTAGAAAAGTAGCGAACGGACTCTTCTAAGGCTGCCCTGCGATCGGCTATGAACTCGGAATCACCCACTGTGTGCCCCCTTTGTTATCTCACAATCTCGAATGTTCGTGGCCTTCCTGTGACATGTCTCTGTAATTCGCCATAAACCCCCTAATCTTGCCATCTCTTTACCATGGGGCATATCTGAATCTCTCAGGAATGCCCCATGTCCACCTCTTCCACCTTAAAACTAGCCCTGGAGCTGGCGGCCAAGGTCACCGGCCGTGAGGAACTGGCAGCGCTGGCGGGGCAGGTGCAGGAGCTGGGGCCCCTCTCTGACGAGACTGCCGCCGAGACGGCGCGCCTTGCCACTACCTTGGAAAACCTGAGCCAGCAGCAGGAGCTGATCAATCAGTTCGAGGCCAGCGGCCGCGCGCTTAGCCAGCTGGAGCAGGCCACAGCGCTTTCCCGCAGTCGCCTGACCGAACTGCGCCGCGAGCAGCAAGAGGCCGCAGGTAGCGCCCGCCAGCTTACCGACCAGGAGCGGCTGCTGGCCGCCGAGGTCAAGCAGCTGGAACGCCAGCTGGTCGCGCAATCCGCCAGCCATAGTCGCCTGCACGCTGGCCTCACCCAAACCGGGGTCGATAGCCGCAACCTTGCCCAGGAGCAAGCCAGGCTGCAGCGGGAATTGCGTGAGAGCGCGGCTCAGACCGAACGACTGGGCCGCTCTTTGGCTCAGGGGGGCCAGCACTCCAACGGTTTCCAGGGCGCCATCGGCAGCCTGACCGGCCGCCTGGTAGCGCTGGCAGGTACTTGGTTCGGTATCCAGACCCTCACCACCCAACTGCTAGTCATGTTCCAGACCGGCGACCAGGCCGAGCGCCTCGATGTGCAGCTCAAGGCCGTCATGGGGTCGATTGCTGGTGGCAAAGAGGCGTCAGCCTGGATCCAGGACTTTGCCAAGAACACCCCCCTGCAGCTCAGTGAGGTCACCCAGGTATTCGTGCGCCTCAAGGCGTTCGGCATCGACCCCATGAACGGTGCCATGCAGGGCATCGTCGATCAGGCCTACAAACTGGGCGGCGGCTTTGAAGAGGTGCAGGGCATCTCGCTGGCGCTCGGTCAGGCCTGGGCCAAGCAGAAGCTGCAGGGCGAAGAGATCCTGCAGCTGATCGAGCGCGGGGTGCCGGTGTGGCAACTGCTGGAGCAGGTCACCGGCAAGAACACCGCCGAGCTGCAGAAGCTCTCAGAGGCCGGCAAACTTGGCCGCGACACTATCTCTGCCCTGATGAACGAGATTGCGGCGCAATCCTCGGGCGCTGCGGCCAACAACATGAGCTTGCTCTCCGGGCTTATCTCCAACGCCCAGGACAACTTGGCCAAATTCTACCGGATGGTGGCCGAGAACGGGGCGTTGACCTGGCTCAAGAACCAGCTGGCCAGCCTCAACCGTGAATTTGACCAGATGGCCCAGGATGGCCGCCTGCAGGCATGGGCCAAGCGCCTGTCCGATGGTTTTATCACCCTGGGGGAAACCCTCAAGTCACTGATCCAGACCCTTTATGAGTGGCGCACCGCGCTGACCGTGCTGGCCCAGGCGTGGGTTGGGCTCAAGACTGTCGGCTGGATCGGGGATCTGCGCAGTCTCTATGCCCAATTCATCGCCCTGCCCACGGCGACGGCCACGGCGGCCGGTGGCATGACCACCGCCGGTACTGTCGCCGCTGGTGCAGCCATCGGCGTCAGGGCGCTGGGCGCGGCGGTCAGGGGACTGCTGGCCGCCGTGACGGTGGAGGCCATCATCCAGATCACCCAGTTCGCCGCAGCCCTTCGCCAATTGGTGCAGGCCGAGCTGGCCCTCAGGGAGGCGCAGAGCCTGCGTTCGGAAACCCAGGCCCGTCTCAACGGCCAGTTTGCGGCGCTGTCGGCCGAGCTGGGGGTGGCCATCACCAGCATTGCGGACCTTGATCGCCTGGTGGCCGAGGGCAAGGTGCATTACGACGACGCCACCGGCAGCTGGCGACAAGGGGCGGCTGCCGTCAAAGCCTTGGGGGACGAGGCCAAACAGACCCGCGACTATCTGGCCGAAATCAATGCCGTGGCCAAACTGACTGCGGCGGATGGCCCGGCCAAGCTGGCCAAGGCATTCGATGAGCTGGGGCTGGACTTCGAGCGGGCCAATGGCCGTATCGGCGCCGGCTTTCAGAAGACGCTCGGCGCCCTGGATGTGCTGGTTCAGCATACCGGCGCCAGCAGTGCAGCCATCGAGGAGGCGTTGGCCAGTGCCTACAACAGTGCCAAGACCAAGGCGGAGATCGATGCGGTGATCGAGCGTCAGAAGCAACTGGCTGCCCAGGGCAAGATCACCGGAGATGCGCTGGCCCGCTCCATGGCCATTGCCACCGATGCCATGAGCAAGGTGAAAGGGGGGAGCGGGGAGGCCAAGAAGGCGGTGGCAGCCATTGGCGATGGCTTTGACGACGCGGCCGCGCGGGCCAAGGGGGCGACCGACGCCATGCGGGCTGGGCTCAAGGGCGTGCAGAACGAGGCCGAGCAGACCCATGCCAGCCTCTCCAGCGGCGGAGGGGGCGGCAGCGGCAACACCCGCACGGTCAATGCTGGCTCTTTCTACTACAAGAGCGTGGATATCAACAGCCTGCGCGGTAATGCCGAGGGGCTGGCCAATACCTTGGCCGGGGTGGAGGAGGAGCTGGCCCGCTACAGCCAGAAGGTCAAAGACATTCCGGCCTATAGCGAATGGAGCAAGTATTACGGCGAGAAGTTCCAGAAGGAGATGGAGGCCATGCGGGCTCAGCTCAAGGCTGAACTCAGCAAGGCTCAGGCCAAGGAAGTGGCCAGCCAGCCCCAGGTCGCGGCCCCGCCTCCCGTGCAATCCCCATCCCCCACGAGCGCATCCCCGGGGGATGGCCGTCGCCCTGCAACAGAGCGGATCACCATCGAGCTCAAAGGGGCAGGGGGCTCGGCCGAATTGCAGGCCGATGAGGCCAATGCCCACGCCTTTATCAACCTTCTTAAACAGCAGGGGCTGCGCTCATGAACGTGACGTTAAACAGTATTTCACTGCCCGATGATTTGGTCTGGCGCGACGAGTTCGACTGGGCCCCCGTCGAACAGGTGGTGACGCCGACCCTCTCCGGTGCGCTTCTGGTGGAAGAGACCACATGGCCAGAGGGACGTCCCATCACCCTGGTTGGCCACTGTGCCCGCGCCACCGTGCAGAGTCTCAAGGCGCTGGAGGCGGTGCCAAGCCAGTTGCTGACCTTGACCCTGCTGGACGGGATTGCCCGCACCGTTATCTGGCGCCGCCCCGGCGTGGTGGTCACGCCCTTGATCGAGATGGCCGACCCCGAGGCGGGTGAACCCTATGCCCTGACCCTGAATTTCACTGAGGTAAGCCCATGACCATTCTTTCTGGTGACATCAAGCTGCTGACCAGCCAGCGGATGACGGACACCCCTGATGGGGGTGGCCGCATCACCGGCAAGGAGGTGGTCAGCGGTGATCACAACTCGATTTTCCCTGATGTGTCGGATCTTGATCGCGCCTATGGGGTGGTCAACATGCGCAAGGTCTATCTGGCCACTCAGACCGATGACACCGACACCTATTTCGGCGCCAATGCCACCGTGCTGCTGCCGCCGGCCGACCCCAACGTGGGGCTGTGTCTGATGAGCACCAAGGACCACCACGACACACGGACGGCGGCCCGCGATGTGCTGGAGCGCTATCTGGCGCGTGGGCCTAAGTGGCGCGGCTTCCTCTACGACACCCAGCTGCAAGGGCAGCGGGCGATCCGCTTTTTCCAGCGCGTCGAGGTGCGCCTGCCGGAGATCGGCGAGACCCTGGTGCTGGTCGGCAATGAGGGCAAGGCCGGCGAGTTCGAGCAGTATGTGCGCGTCCTTGAGGTCAACCAGGCGCTGGCCAAGTTCCAGATCCCGGGTGTAGCTGAGTTCACCCGCAACATCGTCACCTGCGTGCTGGCCGACCCGCTGCGCTACACCTTCGAGGGGGAGCAGCCGACCCCCTACGATGTGGTGACCAACGCCAAGACGGCCCTGCGCGAGACAGTGGTGGCCGATGCGGCCAACTACTACGCATCGACCCGCCTGGCGGAAGATGTGGCGTTCGGTGCCCTGCAGGTGAAGGCCAAGACCATTTTCACCCAGCTGGTGCCGGCTGCCCGTACTGAAGTCCCGGCCGTGGATCTGACGGCCGCCGGCGAGCTGGCCAGCCTGGTCGATTCCGGCAAAGGGCTGGTGAGCTTCAATACTGCCGCCAGCATCGCCCCCAGTCGCGGCCTGTTCCTCGGCAGTGGCGCCAAGCCTGGCACGGTGACCATCACCATCGGGGCGGCGGTGATCACCGACCGGGGCGGGGAGCTGGTAGTGGCGGGCTCGGTGATCGGGTCCATCGACTATGGCCGTGGCTCGCTGGAGTTCAACGCCCAGTGCCCGAACTACGGGACCGCCAGCAAGGCGATCTCGTTCTGGCCGGCGGCGCGCCCGTCGCGCATCGCCGACACGGCCCGCATCGAGATCAAGGCCAACAACCGGGGCTATGCCTACACCATCACCCTGCAGCCGACCCCGGCGCCGGGCACCCTCACCGTGTCCTTTATGGCACAGGGGAAGTGGTACGACTTGAAGGACAACGGCCGGGGCGAGCTGCGCGGCGCGGATCTCTCCTACGGATCCGGCACCCTCAACTTTGCCAGCGGCTCGGTGCTGCTGACCCTGGGCGCCCTGCCGGATGTGGACACCTCGATCATGTTCAGCTGGGCCACCCCGGTGAACTACACCAACCGCAGCGGGCAGGCGATCAGCATCAGTAAGAGCGCCTGGCAGCTGCCGCACACCGGGGTCACGCCAAAGAGCCTGGTGCTGACCTGGGGCGCCGGCAAGACCGCCAACGACTCGGTGGGGGATGGCAAGATCCGGGGCGACATTACCGGCACCATCAACTATGCCGAGGGCATCATCGATCTGGAGCACATCACCCTGCCGGCCCTCGGCCAGGAGTATGCGGCTCAGTACCAGTACGGTGAGCCGGTGACCGAGCGCCACGTTGAACCGGGCCGCCTGAGCACCCCGGGGCAGGTGGGGCACCTCTCCATCACCCTGGACGGCTCTGGCGGTGGGGCGCACAACCTCACCCCGGGCTCGGTGCGGGTCAAGTTCAATGCCCTCTACCACAAGTTCGACGTGGACGACCAAGAGCTGGTGATCGCCACTCGCGACCCCATCATCACCCTGCGCGATGACGGCCAGGGCAAGCTGATCGATGCCAGCGGGGTGGTGCTGGGCGCCATCGACTACACCGCCGGCACCCTGCATTTCATGCCGGACGGCAGCGCCCCGCTGCCCAAGCCGACCTATGCCTGGGTGACCGTGGGCACTCGCTGGGAGGGCAACAGCCAGATCGCGGTGCAGCGCTGGACCATGACCGGGATCCAGTACCACAACACGGCGTACACCTTCCCTGACGGTGAGCAGGGCTGGGTGGAGGTGACCTACCGCAACAACAACAGCGCACAGGCGCAGAATGCCACCCTGACCGCGCAGGTGCTGCGCATCGACGTGACCCCGGGCTTTGCCGAGGCGATCCTGGAGGGATCGCTGCGCTTCACCCTGGGCGGCTCGACCTACGTTGACCGGCAGGGGTTGCTGTACCGCAACCCTGACCCGGAGACGGGGGCAGGCATTCAGGCGGGCACCATCGACTATTCCAACGGGTTGGCGGTGCTGGCTGACTGGGCCGCCGGTCAGGTCGCCCAGCCGGCGCTGCAGTCGCTGGCCACCTCGTTCAGTGCCCAGTCGGTGGATGCGGTGACGTTCCGCACCCCGGGCGCCCCGCTGGCACCGGGCAGCCTCTACATCAGCGCCAACACCGCCAGCGGCCGCCGCATCGAGGCCACGGCAGACGGGGACGGCTATTTCACCACGGCTGACATGGATGGCCGGGTCAACTACCAGACCGGGATCGTGGTGGTGCGCTTTGGCCGCAAGGTCACGGCCGCCGGCAACGAAACCCAGCCCTGGTATGACCCCGCCCAAGTCGGCGAGGACGGCAAGATCTGGAAGCCGGTCAGCGTGGTGGCTGACACCATCCGGTTCAACTGCGTGGTGTTCAGCTATCTGCCGCTCGATGCCGACATCATCGGCCTGGATCCGGTGCGCCTGCCGTCCGATGGCCGGGTGCCGTTCCTGCGCAAGGGCAACACCGTGGTGGTGCACAGCACCCAGCGCGCAGCGTTCCCGCTCGGAGTGTCGGCCGGCCAGCAGCTCAACACCGGCCGCACCCGGCTGGCCTACGCCCATGTGGAGGACAAGAACGGCAAGCGACTGGCTGACGCGCTCTACAGCGCCGACCTGGACAGCGGGGTGGTCACCCTGGCCACCCCGCTGAACCTGACCGGCTACGTGGAGCCGCTGACCGTGGTACACCGCATCGAGGATATGAGCCTGGTCAGCGATGTGGAGATATCCGGCCGGCTGCAGCTGACCCGTCCGCTGTCACACGCCTACTCGGCCAGTGACACCTACGTGTCGAGCGCGCTGATCATGGGCAACCTGTGGGCCCGCTATACCAGCCTGTTCGATCAGAAAACCTGGACCAACAAGTGGCAGGACTATGTGGACGGTGACCAGTCAACGGCCCAGTACAACGACACCGACTATCCGCTGCTGCTGACCAACCGGGCCACCATCGAGGAGCGCTGGGCGATCATCTTCCAGTCCAGCACCACCTTTGTGCTGGTCGGGGAGCATGTGGGCCAGATCGCGCTGGGGGATGTGAATACCGACTTTGCCCCCACCAACCCGAACAACGGCCAGCCCTATTTTCGGCTGGACAAGCGCGGGTGGGGGGCAGGCTGGGCAAATGGCAACGTGCTGCGTTTCAACACCCAATCGGCCAACTTCCCGATCTGGGCGATCCGCACCGTGCTGCAGTCGGTGGCGGCCAGCCAGAGCGACAAGTTTGAGCTGCAGCTGCGCGGCAACGTCAACCGCTAACCGGTGGGGCACTCTTTGTTACCGAGAGTGCCCCACCCCTTATTTTGTCGTGGGGCACCGAGCCCCACTGATGGAGATAAACACGATGGCTTATCCGGTGAAGTGGTATTCGAGCAATATGCAGGGGGCCGGCAACCTTGGCGACACTACCGAGGGCGCGCTGACATCCCTGCTCAAATCAATTCTGGTAACCGGTTTCGGTACGCTGGCCATCAATGCCCTGTCGTTCGATACCGCCAAGGGCTGGGCGGTGGCGACCATCACCGGTGGCCATGCCTATCTGCAGGACTCGGTGGTGCAGGTCGATGGCGTGAGCCCGGCCGCTTACAACGGCGAGCACCGGGTCATGCTGGTGACTGCTACTCAGGTCTGGTTCGAGCTGGATGGGGGCAACCCTGGGTCGGCGGGGTCGGGTGCCTCAATGACCATGAAGGTGGCCCCGCTGGGGTGGTCGCTGACCCATGAGAGCGGTGACGGCAAGGTAGCCATCTATCGGCCGGCAAATATCAGCGAGTCGGGTAACGTCTCGCTGCGTATCGACAACTCAGCATTTTCAGGATGGTCAGGCCCGACTTACATGGGCTACCTTGCCAAGATCCAGATGGTCGAAGATGTGACCGATATCAATACCTTCACACTGATCAATGATGCCCGTTGGCCAGCAACGGCCCGCTATAGCGATAAGCGGTGGGATCTTATTGGCGACAGCCAGCTGTTCTATTTTTTGCCTACGTATGGCCTTGCCAATTATCAAGCCCTGTTCGCCTTTGGCTATATCAAATCTTTGCGCCCAGGCGACCGATATCACGCGATCTCATTGCACTACGGATCTATGGCTGCTGATGACGGTAACCGCCGCTGGAACATGGGCGCTGGTGCCAGTTTTACCAGTTATTACAATAACGCATTGACCTTTGACGACACCAACTATCGTGTTTTGGCTCGGCCATATAGCCAGTTATTTGGCACTGTAGGATGGTGGCTGAAAGGGATATTCCCTCGTTTTGGTACTGGCATGTCTGCCCCCAATGGTCCTGATAACGGGTTCTATATGTCGGTTGACCCGATCATGATATTGGAATCGGGTAACCACTTGCGGGGATATCTCCCAGGCCTTGTTTGCCCGTTTAGTAGTAATGGGCCCTGGAGTAGGAAAAATTTCGGCAACCTGCCAGCCCTACCCAATAAGGTGGTGCGTTTTATGTTTGCCGCATTTAATGAGCAAACGTCATACGGCCCTACCATGATGGGGTTCGATATCACTGGCCCTTGGAGGTAACCATGGCAACCCTGGCCGATACCATCAAGAGCACAGGCGGCCTGCTGGCCTATTGGCCGCTCACTGACAATACCGACCAGAGCGGTAATGGCCGGCATCTGACCACAATGGGGGCACCAACCTTTGGGGCTGCCCCAATGAGCACGGATGGGCACCCATCCGTACTGACACCTGACAGCGGTTCAACGCTGCGTATCGCCCAATCTACCTTGCCAAAGATCAGGGCCGTTGAGGGTTTTTTTAGACTAAACGGTGGCAAGAGTGCCGATTACAGTACCGTGTTTGGTCTCAATCAGCCGGCGACAGGATTCAATAGTCGCTTCATCCTGCTGTATGGCGGCTCGGTAGGTGTCTGTTCTTATCAGGCCATCAGCCCTTTGGGGGGAATACCTTCTACAAGTCGCTGACCAAGACCTGGGATGAGCTGTCGTATTCAGCACATCACTTCGTTGTGCAATTGAACGATGCCGGCACAACCACCGAGGTGTTTATCGACGGGGTAAAAGACCCGGCCATGTCGGTGCCGATGGATGTGTTCTTGCAGATAGCCGGGAGCTACTTGACGGTGGGGGCCTTTTACTACAACGGCGCGGTGGGGGGTGGCGCAGGGAATGGTCAGTTGAGTGACATGGCCATTTATGACCGCCCACTGACCCAGACCGAGATCACTGGTCGCCAGCAATACAAAATGCCGGAGCCAGTATTACGTCTTTTTTCAAACACGATCCGCGTAGCTAACCAAGAGCCCCGTAGCCAATTCATCCCGCAGGATGTTGTTTGGCGCGGTACTCCAACGATGTATGCCGGCCCCCTGCCAACCTTAAAACTGTCAGCCTTGGTCATGACAAAGGGGCGGGATCTCTGCTGGATCCGTGACGGTGTACAAAACGTAGCGCAGGGCTATATCCGCAGCACGGTGACCATCAACGGGGTGGGGGGCGCCGGCGCGTGCTCTGCTTTACCCAGGACGGCGATCTGGTCGGCGAGACCTACAGCCGGGCATCTGATGGGGTATATCAGTTTGACCTGCTGTGGTTGAACCGGCGTTATATGGTGGTGGCTCAGGATGACCCAGCCTATGGCCCTGCTGATTACAACGCGGTGGCCGCAGACTACCAAGCGCCAGCCCCATACCCTGCTGATGGTAGCGTGGTCCCGACTTTGTTACGTCAATAACCCAAGGAGCACCGCATGCTCAAGTTCAGTGACACGGTGCGCACCGCCCGCGCCCAGGTGCTGGCCACGGCCATCGACACCGGCAGCGCCGGGCCCGCCACCTTGAAGATCTACACCGGTGGCCGGCCTGCCCCCGGGGCCGCCATCACCAGCCAGCAGCTGCTGGTCACGCTCCAGTTCCAGAACCCCTGCGCGCAGTCGGTGACGGTTGGGGTGCTGACCCTCAAGCCGCTGGTCGAGCAGATGGCCACCAGTAACGGCTCCCCCGCGTGGGGGCGTATTTTTAACCGAGACGGCGCCTTTGTGGCAGATCTCGATGTGGGGCCGTCGGCCAGTGGGGCTGATCTGGAGATCCCCACCGACGAGCTGTTTGCCGGCGCCCTGGTGCGCATCAATACCGCTACCATCACCGAACCCTAACCGGAGCCACCTATGGCCAGAAAGGACGCCTCCCTTGAGCTGCGCAAGGCCCGCCAGAGCAATGGCAACCTGGAGCTCAACCAGGCCATGGTGGTGCGCTATGTGGCGGTGCTGCAGGGCACCAGCCTGCCGCCAGTGCTGGCCTGTTCGCCCGGGTTGGTACTGCCTGCGGTGGTGGCCGGCCAAGTCGCAGCCCCCGCGCTGGCAGTCGATGCAGGGCTGATCTACCCCGCTGCACTGACCAGCCAAGCCCCGGCCGTCGCCGCCGAGTTCGACGGCACTATCGTGATCTCCTGCAGCATGGCGGTGACCACCGAGGCGGTGACTCACCGCATCGAGGCCGGCTATGACGTAAACGTGTTCAGGGGGCCAAGCCATGCCGTTGCCAGCGACTGGGAACCGTCCGGCACAGTCAGCAGCGGAGTAACCAGCGACTGGCAGCGCCCTGATACGGTGCAGGCTACCCCGGCAGCAGACTGGCAAGAGTCTGCGCCGGTGCCGGCCAGCGTGGTGCAGGTGAGCGAAGTCATGCCCAAGCGCTATGAGCTGGCCCGTGGGATCTATGAGGAAGGGGTGCCGACCAGCACGGCCCACGGCCAGCCGTTCGACAACCTGCCGCCAGGGCATGCTGCCATCAGGACGCTGTGGGTCGAGGCTGCACCGGTAGATCGCTGGCAGGTGAGCGGCTACCGCAACCCTCCCCGCTTTGACAAGGTTTGGCAGGCTGACCTGTGGCAGGAGGGGGTCAAGCTCGGCAAAGCTACCGCCGGCCAGCAGTGGGGGCACGGTACGCCCAAGCACTGGCGCTGGCAGGAGCGCTGGGAGGAGGCCAAGCAGCCAGACCGAGGCCTCAGCCCGGATCCTAAGCCGCCGATCATCCCAGAGCGCCCCGACAAGCGCACCAAGGTGCTGGCGTTCGGCCGCAAGCGCGGCGACGCCTCGCTGGAGTTTGTCTGGTATGGGCAAGATGCCCGCATCGTTATCCTGACCCGGAGGGTTTATCTGGTGAGTAACACAGCAAGCATTGTGCGGGTACGGGATGGGCTCGACATCCCGGCCACCACTGTGAGTATCGAGCTCGATACCGACTCCTGGGCATGGCAGTTCAGTGCCCAGATCCCGCGCATCGCAGCGGCGGCCCTGACCGATGAGGAAGAGGTGAGCATCCACATCAACGGCCAGCAGTGGGAGTGCGTGTGCGATGGCTGGCAGTCGAGTCAGAGTTTTGCCCGCGAGTCGGCCACCCTGACCGGTCGCTCGCGCACCGCCTACCTGTCGCCGACCCATGTCTTGTCGCAAGCGGTGAGCGAGAGCTCGGCGGCCACCATGGCCCAACTGGCAGCGACTGTGCTGCCGTTTGGCTGGACACTGGACTGGCAGGCGACGGATTGGCTGGTACCGGCCGGATTTTTCAGCCTGGATAACCAGACCCCGATCGAGGTGGTCAAGTACCTGGCCGAGGCGGCTGGCGGCTTTGTGCTGCCACACCAGCGCAATCAGCACCTGGTCATCAAGCCGCGCTATCCGACCGTGCCCTGGCAGCTTGAGAGCGCTCTGGCCGATGTGGCTATCCCCCGCGCCATCATCACCACCCTGGGCAGTGACTTCCAGCCAGGTCATGCCGCCAACGGGATTTGGGTCAGTGGTGGCCATCAGGGGATCAGTGCACGGGTAGTACGCCAAGGTAGCGCAGGTGAACAGCAGGCACAGAGCATCACCCATCCGCTGGTGTGTGATGTGGCGGCAGCCCGTGCCCAGGGTGTAGTGGGGCTGGCCAAGAGCATGCCGAGGCGTACCCAAACCATCGCCCTGCCGCTCTCAAGCGATACGGGCCTTATCCTGCCCGGGGCACTGCTCGCCGTGGATAGTTGGAAGGGCTATAACAGGGGCGTCAGGGTCTCTGCTGAGCTGCAGAACAAGGCCATGACGGTACGCCAGACTCTCAGCGTGGAGCGATTTGTATGAACCTGTTTAAGCGATTCCTTGAGCTAGTCCCCGGTGCCGATCCACTGTTGGTTGGCACCGTGACCTCTGTGGGCTCTACCACAACCACCCTGGATACATTGGCGGGTGGGACAGTTACAGTACGGGGCACAGGGGTAGCCGTCGGCAAGAAGGCGTTTTACAGGGGAGGGGAACTGGCAGGGGAGGCGCCGGATTTACCGACCTATGAGATAGAGGTTTAA